GTAGAGGTGGGGGGGGGGGGGAAACCTGTATTTACTGGTTGCGCGTGACATTTTATGTATCATCGCCATACGGCGGAGGTACTAAAGGTAATTCTTTCTTGCGATCTGTTCCCATTCTTCCCGGGTGTGGGCCTTCTCAAATTCCGTTTGCGCGATTTTACAGAGCAGTTCTCTTGTTTCTCGGTTGTTATGTACTGCCTGCTGCCCCGTTCGATGATGCTCAATGCATAGGTCTACTTTTAACCCGTTTTCTTCAGATATCGCTCTTTGTCCTGCCCCGAACAGGATATGATGCTCTTCCGTCTGCTTTACGGAATAGTCACCATTTAACCGGGCGCATAAGTAGCAAATGCCCTTTTGACTGTTTAAAATGCTTTTTTTGTGGATTTTCCGTTTTTTCTTCTTTCCCGGCTTCGGGAAAGCCATGTCCGAATAGTCAATGCTCATCTTCCGTCTCCTGTGTGTATAACTCATGAGTCCCGTTTAGGATCTTTAGTTCTTCCAGTGATCGAAATGAGAACCCCATCTGCTGAAGTAATCTATAGAAGTCTCTTAGGCATTTCATCCCTTTTTCGTAGTGTCCGTAATAGTCAGTTGCTTCGTACGGCTCTGCCGTCCGGGTCAAGAGGATCAGCATTTGCTTTTCTTGGCTTATTTCTGCAAATTCTTTTTCGATCCGTTCTTTTTCCTCTTCTTTCGCTTCGTACGCGTTTTCGATCCCGTAAAATCCATACACCGCGTTCATGTGTGCTACGCTTCCGCCGTCCGTTATCCGGTTTATCATGATCTTCCAGCCTGTTTCTTTTACATCAACTTCTTTCGGTATTGTGATTTTTCCCGACACAAGTTCTTTAATAAAATCGTTCCTTTCCCTTCTCATCCTTTTCAGGATTTCCGTTATTTTTCTTTTGTTTTCCTTGATTTTCTCCGTTTTCTTTTCCTGTTCCGTTTTTTCCCGCTCTTTTTGTATTACTTTTTTTACTACATAGATCCTATCGTAGTATTGATAATAATAGAGCTGATCTTTTGTGTCTTGCAGATCGATTTTTGTTTGATCCTCCCACTGTGATAGATCAATATTTGTTATCTCTTTCCATTTTCCGGTCCATCTTTCTTCTTTCGCTCTTTTCGGCGCGGCTTTTACTCCTTTTTCTTCCAGTATTTCAAACACTATTTGAGCGTTTTTCTTTATTTTTTCTTCTTTCACGGCCTGTTTTGCTTTCCATGCGATTTCGCGTGACGATACTGCAGTCTTAAGGATTTCATTCCTTTTTTTGATGTCTTGTACCTTCTCCAGCTCGTAAAGGTCCGTTAATGTGAGTTGGAAGTCCTTATTTTTTTCGCGCCTCGTAAGTGTTTCTTGATCCAGTTTTGCAAGATTTAACCTATGTCGTACTGTACTTCTGCTAAATCCGGTCTTTTCCGCGATTGTTGTTTCTGTTTCTCCCAAATCCAACATGAGCTGGAATCCTTGTGCTTGCTCGCTTACTGATAGATCGCTGCGCTGCATGTTTTCCAACAACATCGTTGATATTTGCTCTTTTTCCGTCATTTCCACAACGGAACAGGGCATTGTTTTCAATCCCGCTTTTCTCGCTGCCGTCAGTCTTCGGTTTCCGATCACTACAAGATAGTGGTCTTTTTTGTCCGGGTTTGGTACTACAGTCAAATTTTGCATTACGCCACGAGCTTTTATGCTTTCCGCCAGCTCGTCAATGTCGGTGTATACCTTCCGCACGTTCTGCGGGTGTATGTCTAACTGTTCGATTGCAATATCTTGTATCATATCTGCTCTCCTTTCAGTAATTTTTCCACTTCCCACCAGGTAAACGATCTTTTGATCCCGTAAGGGTTTTCAAAAAGTGCGTGGTGTGGAAACGCTTTTAAAAAGCGCATCCGTTTCTTGATGGCAGTGTGTTTTTCGCTTCTTTCCGGCTGCTGCCAGAAAATCAACGTATATATCTTTCCTTCAACGAGTCTTGGGCGGTTGCCGATGTATTCCCTTGCGTTTTTCGCGCATCTTGCTTCTTTTGTAATTCTCATGGTGTCCTCCTTATGTTAGTTCTTCTCTTAGCAATCCCTGATAATCATTGCTGGCGCAAAAGCGAAATTCCGTTTCGTGTTTCTCCGCTTCCTCAAGGTACATTTTCCATAATTCTTTATTTTGGACTTCCGCGCCTGTGGCTTTTTTCCACTCGGATCGCCGCCACTTCTCCGGCGCTCCTTGTTCTGAAATATTTTTGATATAAGCGTTATCAGTGTGAATTACAACATGACACTGCTCTTTTAATTTTTGTAATGATTTTATGATTGCGATCAGCGTCAATCTGTTGTAAGTAGATTCGCACTCTTTGCCACTCATGACCCGGTATGCTTCTTCTCCGTTTGACCTAGTAAATACTAGGGCGGATGCGTATTTCCCATCTTTTACAATGGGGGATTTTATGGTGGTTTCTATGTAGATATTTACTGTTTTCATTTTAAATCCTCCTGTGGATTCTGATCAGTGTGTATCTGCGGTATCTCATCCCCGTAGCCGGGTTGATCCCCTCGTAACTGTTTGCGATGTAATAGCCTTTTTTGGGTTTTACTTCTTTTTGCCAGCGTACAAGTTTTTGGGATTTCGGTTCGGGTAACGGCATATTTTTCGCATGGTTGTAGCTTGCTTCTTTTAGTCGCGGTTTTCCTTTGCTTCCGTCCGATCGTTTTTCTCTTGTTTTTTCGTTTTTTGTCATATAGTTTGCCAGTTTTGTAAAATCCTCATCGTAAAACCGGCTTTTTTTGATCTGCGTAATATAGATTGCTCCGTGTTCCCATGCATCTTCGATCCATTCTGCCGCCCCTGATGTTTTTTTAATGACTAGATGGATGTGCCATGCACTCTTTGTGCCCCGCTCTATGTTTCTGATCCAGTAAAACGGAGTGTTTGCCTTTTTATATTTCGGACGGAGCTTTCGGAGTGCTTTTTGTAAGTCTTTTAGTGCCACTGTCATGTCTTTCGGTCTTTGCTCGACTTTGTAGGTGTATGTTACAAAGTAGTCTCCTGCATCAAAATATTCGATCAGTAATCGTCTGCATATCTTCGCTCGGTTGGCTTGGTTGACTGCCGCCATCTGTTCCGGCGTCGGTTTCTTTTTCTTTTGCCGTGCCTTTCCTTTTGCTCCATATCTTCCGTCTGGATATTCCTCTACGTCGTAGACGTCTCCGCCCCGTAATTTGTACGTTTTTCTCCGTGTTGCCATCTTTTATCTGTCCTAACTTTAATATCTTTATCGAGGTTTAAAAGCGGGAGTCCCCGCGTGTATCGCTTGACTTCCCGCCTCTTATTTGATACAATATATTTGTCCTAACAAGAGGCGGGAACGCCATCTTTTAAGCGCATCAGTTGCTGTGATGCGCTTTTTTTAATTGATTACATATGTACCGCCGCGCTTTTTTTGCTTTTCGCGCGCATACGCTTCGACTTCCGATCTGGTCATTGCCTTGCACTCTAATGCGTACGGATCTCCCCAGCGGATGATCCACAAAATAACTTCTTCTTTCATTTCATGAGGTGTTTCGCTGCTTCTCTCGCTATTTCTTGTGCTGATTTTTTTATTTCCTCTTCTATTTCTTCTTGCGTCATTGTGGATGTTTTAACTATTTTTTGCATTGACTTTTCTGCGTGTTTTTTTCCGTACTCTTCTTCGAGGATGTTTCTTATTTCTCTTAATATCATGACTGTTTCTGCTTCTAATAATATTAAATTTCCTTTTATTTCCACATTGCCTTTACTGCATTTAATCATCTTTACAAATTCCTTTCGTTAAAATGTTTTTTAGTTTTTGAATCTGATCTCCATCAAGTCCGCTAACATTAAATATTCTTGTGCTTTCTTTGTCTCTCCATGCGTTTCGCAGACCTTATCTCTGAACTGCGCAAGCGTTCCGTAGAAACATCCACAGCGTACGCCTACATCTCCATCTTTAAGCCGGAAGAATGTGGTTGTGCGATTACAAGATCCGAAACCGTGAGCATATGCATAATCCTTATCGCCGGAAACCCGTGCATCGCCGGAAACCCGTGCATTGCCGGAAACCTGTGCATCGCCGGAAACCCATGCATTGCCGAAAACCCGTGCATCGCCGAAAACCTGTGTATCGCCGGAAACCCGTGCATTGCCGGAAACCCATGCATTGCCGAAAACCCGTGCATTGCCGAAAACCCGTGCATTGCCGAAAACCTGTGCATTGCCGGAAACCCGTGCATTGCCGAAAACCCATGCAACGCCGAAAACCCGTGCATTGCCGAAAACCCATGCATCGCCGAAAACCTGTGCATCGCCGAAAACCCATGCATCGCCGGAAACCTGTGCATCGCCGGAGATCCGTGCATCGCCGGAAACCCATGCATCGCCCATATGACTCAGGTTTTCTTCTTTTTCTATGTATCCTCCCAAATCCCCGGCTTTTACATTGCCAAACTCAATTAACGCTTTAATGCGAAACAGTTTCACGCCGGAAATATCTACAATAAATTCGCTTGTTAGTTTAAACTTCTTCACTTTTCTCATCCTTTCTGTTACAATAATCTTGGTTGTTTAGTTATGCGTCCTAGAGGCTGCCGCCTCTTATGGGCGCTTTTTTGTTCTGTAAACGTCAAAGTCTTCTTGGTTGCCTACGCTTCCCCACGATGTGATCTGATCATTTTTTACAAGTACGACCGTATTTACATAATCCTGATCGTATTTCAGACACCAATCTTCGAGCAGATCCAAGATGCAGTTCATTTCTTCTTCGGCGTCTTTCTTTATTTCTTCGTCCATTTCTTTGTTCACCTCCTTAGATCGGTCCTGCCTGCAGGATGTAAATAATCACAGCCATCACCGCGTTTAACATCATGCTGGCAACCGTTACTGCGATCAGACCTCTTGCAGCGCTGTCTCTTTCTTTTCTTTTGTGCTGAATTTTCTCCTGCTTGTGATCCTCTTCCGGAAAATTTCTCCGCTCGATTGGGATCAGCTCCAGCTCCGGCACTGTCGGTAATTTAATCTCTTCCATGCTTGTCCTTCCTTTCTACCGCTTACGCGGTTTTCTCTATTATGTAGTTTCTGTCAAAAAGAACCCTTTGGTTAACACTTTCTGCAAATGCCTCTTTATCTTCCAGTTCCTTAACCTCTACTTCTTTTCCGTCAATTACTACAATGCTTTTTATGATCATTTACACCACCTCTCTAAAGCTTATGAAACACTGTTTGTACTTGTTGCGTTGTCCAATGAAATCCCCTATACTGTAAATACAGGACACTGGCATGTCCGAGTACTACGAAAGGAGTTCCATCATGATGCAAAATTACTATTTTTATATCTATCCAGATATTAACGGCAATTATGAAGTACATACAGAAAACTGCTATTATCTTCCATCCGAACTTAACAGACAGTATATTGGAAGATACAGTTCTTGTCAGGCAGCTATAATTGCTGCGCAGATTGCTTATCCCGATAAAAGTTTGACGGATGTTATCATTGTTGCCGTGAATGCCACAAGGGATAATAATGGGGCTGGCTTTTCGTCAGCCTTTCATTGTGGCGTTCTTTCTAAACACCTCACGTACAATCTCGCACGCCTCGTCCAGATTCTCCAATGTCATATTGTTCTGAATCATACACCGCGAAATCTCATTGCTTAATATCGCGCTCTGGTCTTCTCGGAATTCTCTATCAAGCATCTCCATAGCCAACTTAATCACTCTCCTTTCTCTTCTGTCCGTTTTATTGACAGCTGATCTGCATGCTACTTGCTATTCTCCTCCACCTCTCCTATACTGTTAATACAGGCACTGCCATGCCGAGTATTATGAAAAGGAGAGATACTATATGTATGATGTTTATTTTTCATATTTCGATGGAAATGATCACTTGTGCACGAATGTAGATAAAATCGAAATTCCTACTTCATCCGGAATAAGAACATATTCGGGCGATGAAATTGCATCTCAGCATTTTAGGATTCACTCAGAGATTTGCCTGTATAGTTCTAGTACAAGTTACACAATTTCTACAACTGGGTTAAAAGCCATCGAAATCAGAAAGAAATAATCTTTCTATATTAGAACCTCTATACTAATTTCTGTATGGGGGTTCTCTTTCTTTAATTCTTCTGCTTTCTTCAAAACATCACTAACATCGTCCATCCTTGTTATGTGAAAAATTATTTTTATTCTCATTATTACCTTCACCTCCTCTTCTGCTTCAAAGTCATGTTTATCGAACACCTTTCCTGTTACACTACTCTAGGAAGTACTCAATAGATACTCCGAAGTAGTCGGCGAGGATTTTTAACTTGTCAGCTTTTGGATTGCTCCTGCCCGCCTTCCAATTTGAAAAAATGTTTTGACCAATTCCTGTATCTTTCGATACCTGATACGCTGTTTTGTTGGTTTTATCCAATAATTCAGCAAATTTTTCGTACACTTTTGCACCACCTTCCTTAATTAGCGTTATTGAATTTACTTTCAATATGTGATATACTTCCAATTGCAAAACCAATTAAACATTATTCGAAAGTACATCACATATCGTAAGTTCGTAAGACGCTTACTTTCGTTTGCGTAACTAAATACTACATCAGCATTCGTTATTAGTCAAGCATTTTTACTTACTTTTACGAAAGTATGCTATTTTCGTGAAAGGAACACAAAAAATGTATGAAATATTTGAGCAACTTTTACAAAAATACGGCATTAGTGCATACAAGGTAGCTAAAGAAGCAGGGGTGACACAAACAGCGTTAAGTAATTGGAAGAACGGAAGGAATACTCCATCTGTGCCTACCCTTCAGAAGATTGCTGAGTATTTTGGAGTAACTGCCGACTACCTTATGACAGGAAAGGAGGAAACTGAAAAAGAGCCAAAACTGAAACCTAAAGACGAAAAAGACATAAAAGAGATTCTTGCCAACACCGAGCAACTGCTCAAGCAGGATGGACTCATGTTTGACGGTGATCCGGCATCCCCGGAGGCGATCGAGTCCATCCTGTCAGCCATGCAAATCGGCATGGAGATGGCAAAGAAAAAGAACAAGGAGAAATACACTCCGAAAAAGTATAAAAAGGATTGATGTTATGAATATTAAACGGCTGGTGGATTCTCTGGTCA